ATGAAGAAAGGAATGGAGAGAAGAAACGTTTAAAATCAGAATTTGGAAGCATTGTCCCTCAACCAATATTGGACAGGGATAAACATCCATTAAAGACAGACGAAATAAGGAATGATCCTATGAGACAAAGATTAGTTAACCAGTCTATTTGGAGAGATATAGACAGTGGATAAGTACGATAAAAAATATTTAGACCTTGCAAAGTTTTTTGCAGGATGGAGTAAAGACCCGAGCACGGGCGTAGGCGCGGTCGCGATCGGCGCCCGCGGGCAGGTACTCGCGCAGGGGTATAATGGATTTCCTAGAGGTGTAGTAGAATCAGAAGCTCGACTAGAGAATAGGGAAGTTAAATATTCATATGTAGTTCATGCAGAAATGAATTGCATTTATAATGCAGGATATAATGGAGCTTCATTAGATGATGCAACACTGTACGTTTACGGACTTCCTGTATGTAACGAGTGTGCAAAGGGAATAATTCAAGTTGGAATTACTCGAGTGGTAATTCCTAAGAATGGAACTGATGGTCCAGATAGATGGAAAGTGTCAATTCTAGAAACCCATACAATGTTCGATGAAGCAGGAATAAAATATGACTTTGTTTAAACAAGATCCTCCTCCTAGTCAAGAAGAACTAGAGAAATCTAACAGGTGGTTCAAATCAGCTACACCTAAATATACTATAGATTGGTATGTTAAATGGGTAGCTAGTATTTTTATTCTTGCTGCAATGTCAGTAAGAGGAGTAGAAGGACTACAGTTATATGATCTATCTCTTTCAATTATTGGAGTTATAGGTTGGTTATGGGTTGCAGCAATATGGGAAGACAGAGCCCTAATTATGTTAAACTCTTTCGGCCTAGTCCTATTGCTAAAGAATTTAATTACAGCATTAACGAATTAAAGGTTTACAAATGCGAAGAAGTGTGGTATAATAGACGTATTATGGAGAAAAAATAATGCCAAGTGTGGATTTAAGACCTCGAAAGAGGAACCCAAAAGATAAACGGCCATCTCGGCCAATGCCCTTTGAGCTAGCAATGAAGAAATTTCGAAAGAAGGTTGAAAATTCCGGAATTTTACAAGAGGTTAGACGTAGAGAATTCTATGAAAAACCGTGTGAAAAAAGAAATAGGAAAAAAGCTGAAGGGATAGCTCGTTGGAAAAAGAAAGAAGAATCAATGACCCTCAGACCTGGAAGAACAGGGAGGATGTACTAATGGGAATAATGGATAAACTTAGAAAGAATAGTAGGATCAAAACTACAGCAATACTGTCTGATTCAATATTCTTCAAAGGCCAAGAAACGATGACCACATCAGTTCCAATGATAAACGCAGCTTTATCTGGGGACCTAGATGGTGGTTTAGCTCCAGGACTTACTGTCTTAGCAGGACCAAGTAAGCATTTTAAAACATCATTTGCTCTTCTTATAGCAAGAGATTACTTAAAGAAGTATGATGATGCAGTGTTATTATTTTATGATTCAGAGTTTGGAGCACCACGAAAGTTCTTTGAATCGTTTGGTATTGATGTATCAAGAGTATTACACACTCCGATCACAGATGTAGAACAATTAAAGTTCGATCTAGTTCATCAACTAGAAACTCTGGAGAGAGGAGATAAAGTCATAATCGTTATAGATTCAATTGGTAATCTAGCATCTAAAAAAGAGCTAGAGGATACATTGAATGAAAAATCTGTAGCTGATATGACAAGAGCTAAGGCGTTAAAAGGATTATTCAGAATGGTCACACCATATTTAACCATGAAGAGTATTTCCCTTTTAGCAGTTAATCATACCTATCAAGAGATAGGATTGTTTCCAAAAGCTATTGTTTCCGGAGGTACGGGTATATATTACTCTGCCGATAATATATGGATTATAGGAAGACAACAAAAGAAAGTGGGAACAGAAATAAGAGGATATAATTTTGTTATCAATGTGGAAAAATCAAGGTTTGTCAGGGAAAAGTCTAAAATTCCTATCAGCGTTAGTTGGGAAGGTGGCATTGAGCGCTATAGTGGTTTACTGGACGTCGCTCTTGCTGGTAACTACGTTGCTAAGCCTTCTGTTGGTTGGTATTGTAGGGTTGATAAAGATACTGGAGAACTGGTCGATCCAAAAGTTAGAGAGAAAGATACGCTTTCAGAATCTTTTTGGTCGCCAATACTTAATGGAACGGATTTCAAAGAATTTGTCAAAAGCCACTATCAGATAGGACATAAACCACTTCTAGAAGAAGTAGAGTTAGATATAAAAAATGAGCAGTGAATTTGAATCAATTGGTGTTATTAATAACGAACCCACCATTACCAGTAATGACTATCAACTAGTAGAATCTCCTAATGTAGAATTTTATGGGGTTAAACTTCTTACCGGTAAGTGGAGAGGTGTCATATACATATACGGGAAGGTCTCAATAAGAGAAAGTCCAGAGTTGGATATTGCTACACTAGCATTTACCTATGATATACAAGAGGCAGGACAATTCGAAGAATCAGAACTTATTGGCGATATAAACTTTAGAAACTATATTGGCGGAATACTTCAAAACATAATGGAAGGATACTTAGAAGAAGAAGGAGAAGTGGTTGGAACAATTGGACATAACAAATCAAATACAGACACACGTATTAAGCCATCTGATTAATGATGAAGAGTATTTACGTAGAGTAATACCTTATCTAAAAACAGATTACTTTGAATACTCACATCGTGTAGTGTTTGATCTTATTGTAGGTTTTGTTAATAAATATAATAAAATGCCTACTGCTAAAATACTAGAATTAGAACTTAAAAAAGTTCAACTCCCAGATGATGTTAGAATTAATACATCAGAATGCATTAATGAATGTAAGACCAGGAGTGATATTGAGCATGAATACCTAGTTGGAGAAACTGAAAAGTGGTGTAGGGATCGTGCTGTATATAATGCAATCATGGAAGCTATACAAATCATTGATGGCAAAGGGGATCAATCAGAAGAAATTATCCCAGAAATATTACAAAAAGCTTTAGGAGTTAATTTTGATCCTAATATTGGTCATGATTATATTGATAATTCTGACGAGAGATTTGAATTTTATAATTCCAAAGATTCTAGAATTCCATGGGATTTAGATTATTTTAACAAGATAACAAAAGGCGGTCTGCCGAACAAAACTCTTAATATCTGCATGGCAGGTACAGGTGTTGGTAAATCCCTTTTTATGACTCACTGCGCTGCAGCCAATCTAGAATTAGGAAAGAATGTTCTTTATATCACTATGGAAATGGCTGAAGAAAGAATAGCAGAAAGAATCGATGCTAACCTTATGGATCTACCTATACAACAATTGGAAACACTTCCAAAAAATGTATTCGATAATAAGATCCAAATGATAGCAAAGAACTCTATAGGGAAACTTATAGTTAAAGAGTATCCAACGGGCGCAGCCCACACTGGACACTTTAGAGCTCTACTCAACGAACTAAAGCTTAAAAAGAATTTTATACCTGACATAATATATGTTGATTATATTAATATATGTGCGTCAGCAAGGATTCGTGGGCTTGGGGGAAGCATAAATACTTACTCATACGTTAAATCTATAGCGGAAGAGTTAAGGGGTTTAGCGGTTGAATTCAATGTCCCGGTCGTGAGTGCAACGCAAACGACTAGATCTGGTTATAGTAATACTGATGTAGGATTAGAGGACACTGCGGAATCATTTGGATTACCGGCCACGGCGGATCTTATGTTCGCTCTTATTTCAACAGAGGAACTTGATGAACTCGGACAGATACTGGTGAAGCAATTGAAGAATCGTTATAACGATCCTACCAAATATAAGCGTTTTGTGATTGGTATTGATCGTTCCCGTATGAAACTTTACGACGTAGAGGAATCAGCACAAGCAGATATCATGTCTGATACTGTACCTGATAAACCTATCAACACCTTCGGTGATAGAGAATCGAAAGATTCCTTTGCCGACTTCAAAATATAAACGGAGAAAAATCTATGGATATTTTAGAAAAAGTAACAGACTGGGTCACAGACAGATTTGCCGAAAGAACATCTTGGGACGGAATGACTATTGTAGTTATTTGTGGCTCAGTGATAGTACTCGGCGGTTTAGCTAAATGG